ACAAGCCGAATATGATGCATGGCTGCGGTCTGTCGGCGTAAATCCAAATCAGAAAAAAGTGAAGCGAGAGTTTATACCTTATGTACCGGAACCAGCAAAGCCGAATTACAGAGAGACAAAACACATACCAAGCCTTTCGGAAAAGGATGCAGTATCTAAACTACAAAGCATTCGTGGACAAAGCCAGACTCCAAAACAAGAGCCCAAAGTCTACACCGGAACTCGACTCATCGGCATTGGTATGTTGCATAAGTCAAATCTAGTACCAATCTTTAGCAAAGAAGAAGCCGAAGATCAAGCAAAGATGCGAAGATAAGTGGTAACAAATTATTATAAATAAGCCTGTAATCAAATACAGGCTTTTTTGTTTGGAAAACAATGAAATTTAAAGAATATCTTTTAGAGCAGAAAAATACGCACATGGAACATGCTGAGGACGATGTTCTCAATCATGGCGTAGAAGGAACTCGCAACAGTATTAACGCACTCAGAGCGGTGCGTGATATGCTTGCTGGTCACTCGGAAAAGAAGGTTGACGTAACAGTTAAATGGGACGGCGCGCCAGCAATTTTCGCAGGACAGGACCCTGGTGACGGAAAGTTTTTCGTTGCTAAAAAGGGTGTGTTCAATAAGAATCCAAAAGTATACAAAACGTTCGCAGAAATTGATGATGACACTTCAGGCGACTTAGCAGATAAACTCAAAGCGTGTTTGATGTGGCTGCCAAAGATTGGAATTAAAGGCGTCATTCAAGGCGACTTACTATTTACCCAATCCGACTTAAAGACAGCATCAATCGATGGTGAAGAGTATATAACATTTCATCCAAACACAATCGTATATGCAGTTCCCTCAAAAAGTGAACTTGCTAGAAGTATCAAATCTGCTAAAATTGGCATTGTATGGCATACGTTTTACGAAGGTGATTCGTTCGAAACAATGTCAGCAGTATTTGGTAAAGACATTTTATCCACACTTAAGAAAGACCGAAATGTGTGGATGACAGACGTAGACTATAAGGATGTGTCTGGCAAAGCAACAATGACAAAAGAAGAGACTGAAAAAGTGACGGCAATTCTATCCGAAGCAGGTAGAATATTTCAGAAATTAGATGCTACAATATTAAATGCAATTAAAGACGATGAAGAACTCTTGATGCGTATTAAGACATTTAACAATACTAAGATAAGAGCAAGACTACAAATTACAGACGTAAGAAAGCATGTTCAAGAGTTAATCGATTACATACAAGAAGTATATACAAAAGAAGAAGAAAGTAAGAAGAGCGAAAAGGGTAAATTGTCCGTCACCCTTAAACGCAATCGCATTTTGAGATTTTTCTCTGCGAGAAACAAAACATCACTTGAAAACATCTTTACCATGATGAACTTGCTTGCTGAAGCAAAGTTGATTCTGATTAAGAAACTAGACGAAGTGAAAAATTTACACACATTCTTGCTTACAAAGAATGGCTATGAAGTCACGGGTGTCGAGGGCTACGTTGCTATCGACAAATTAAAAGGTAACGCAGTTAAACTGGTAGACAGACTGCAATTCAGTTATGCGAACTTTTCGCCTGACGTAATCAAAGGATGGCAACGATAATGTATTTACGATTCTTAGAAGAAGAAAGACTTGCAATTGCTAGAGGACTTGTTAGAGACACCACATTCATTCACAAGTTTGGTGCGGTTCCAGCAATGTCAACTGGAACTACAGGAACGATATGGGATGTAAATGATACTCTGTATCCTTGGAGTGCATTCGATACTGCTGGCATACTAACTGTTCAAACTGTTGCATCCAATGGCACACCAAGTACCGCAGATGATGGAAAAACGATTACTATATTTGGGCTAGACGCAAATTTCAATGTTCAGTCGGAAACAATTACCATTGCTGCTGGAGTTGGAACAGGAACTTTAAGTTTCAAGAGAGTTTATCGTGCATATACAAGCGGACAGAATTCAACTATTTTTAAAGTTTCTAGAGGTGGAACTGAAGTTTTAAGAATTAATATTGGAAATGCACAGACACTTATGGCAATTTATACTGTGCCAAATGACTACACAGGATATTTAATGAAAGGTGTTGCTTCGGTTCAAGCCGGCGGTGATGCGACCGGAAACATGTTTGTTAGATACGATACTGAACCAGGTCCATTTCGAGTTGGACATTCATTTGAAGTGTCTGGAACTGGTGGAGAATATGAATATGAATTTAGTGTTCCTTTGCCTTTACCAGAAAAAACTGATATTGATGTTCGAGGAACCATGAGAACAAATAATGCTAGAATGACTGTTGCCTTTGATATTATTCTCATAAAGAACAACGGTACAGGTGAACGAGCCTAAAGCATACCTAGGAGGTTTCCGGCTGGACACCTTTATGTATAAAAATAAGAATTTCTAGAAAAGAGGAAATCAGATGGCAGCATCAGAAGGCGTAGATTTAGAATGGGCAATTGTTGAATATTCGCGCATCAAATTAAACAAACAACGTGCAGTAACCAAAACATATTCCTCTAAGATCAAGCAGCAAGCGGAACAATGTGTCGCACACATTTTCAAAGAAGTGGGTAAGACATTTGATATCTACCACTCAGACGAAGATGTTCCGGGCATAGGATCGATTTACGCAAAGCCAGAACCGAAGACAGATATTTGTATATTTACCAAGAGTAAGAAGTATTTTGTATCAGTAAAAATGGAAGGTGGCATTCAGTTAGCATCTGGTCAAGGCGCATCAACAGCAGAACTATTTGAATCCGCAGCAGACGCACTAAAAAATCCTACACAAAAGAAAGTTTTATCTTCTATTGTCAAAGAATTGAAGACAATGCCAACCCGTTTGCTTTCAATGGGCAATTATGACAGAATTATTTCAGAAGGTAATGAAAAAATCATCAATGAGTTTATCAAAAAAGGTAAAATCATTCAGGACAAAAGTTACGAATATTGGTTAGAGAATAACAAGCCGCATCTTCTTGGTTCTTTGCTTAAATTTGTCAAAGCAAACGATGATTATTATGACGCTATCATTTACGAAGCGTTGACGGGTCAGAAAACACTCAATCAATTCAAAGGCGCAGTCGCAAATTCCATCATTTCTCCGTCAGGATTCTATGAAATTAATGATGCATATGTGCAAAAACTCAAACCGAAGATCAAAATGGACCTCAGAGCGAAGTCTAGAGGTGGAATTTCGTCAATTGCATTCAGAATTGAGACTAAAGGAAGTGTTTAATATAAATAAAGCAGTAACGCAGTTAGGTTAAGACAAACCTGCGGTTTTGGATCAGTCTAAGGAAAACTCCATGAAAAAAACAGTAGTATTCTCATTTGGTAGAATGAATCCCATGACAAATGGGCATGAAAAATTAGCCGACAAGATCAAGTCGGAAGCATTAAAGCGCAAGGCTGATGCTAAACTCTACCTTTCCCATAGCACAAATCCAAAAAAAGACCCTCTTGATCACAAGACTAAGGTCAAGTTTGCCAAAAAGGCATTCGGTCCTATGGTGCAAGATTCAAACGCAAAGATCATTTTTCAGGTTCTTGAAGAACTCAACGGCAAGTATGACAACATTGTGATGGTTGTCGGTAGCGATAGAGTCCAAGAATTTGATACAATCATTAAAAAGTATAACGGCAAGGGCGACTACGAATTTAAGTCGATTGAAGTTATTTCAGCAGGCGAACGTGATCCAGACGCAGAAGGCGTTACTGGTATGTCCGCATCAAAGATGCGCGGTTTCGCAACATCAAACGATTTTGACAGTTTTAAAAAAGGCGTGCCTTCAAAATTTTCTGATGCAGATGCAAAGGCATTATTTGCAGCAGTTAGACAGGGGATGAACTTGAAAGAAAATTACGAACAACAAGACGAAGTATTAAACTTTGCACAAAGACGTAAACGTGCAATGATTTTCAAAAAATTAAGCAGACGTATTCAGAGAGCAAGAATGCGTCAAATGAAACGTGTAGCCGATCCAGAAAGACTAAAGCGTAGAGCAGTTAAGGCTGCATATAAGTTTTTCCGTAGACGCCTTGCTGGCGGTCAAAACTACGCAGATTTAGGAACTGGACAAAAAATTGCGGTTGATACTCGCTTGCAGAAAATGGTTCCCGTTATTAAGAAATTTGCAGTCCGTCTTGTGCCTCAAGTCAGAAAAGCAGACTTGGAGCGTAGACAGAGTATGATGGTAAAACAAGCACAAAAAGAAGAATTTGATTTGAACGATCAATTCACATTGTTCATCGAATCTAAACTGCCACAAGATAAAGACGTTGGTGGTAAAGAAGGCACACAACCATCAAAGTATTATAAGGGTCTAGACAAAGACACCAAAGAGAAACGTGACGCACACTTCAAGCGCATGGGTCCAAGATCAGATTCCGATCCGGATGCATATCAAGACGCACCTGGCGATAAAGAGGCAAGAGAAAAAGACATGCCTCAATCGAAGCACACTAAAAAGTATAAGCAAATGTTTGGCGAAGAAGTTGGTAGAAAGTCAATGACAAGACTTGACCAACTTGTTCGCATGGGATTAGCAGATAAAAAACTTCTAACTGTTATCAAGCGTTCAGTTGACAAGTTAGATTCTGGAGACATGCTGAATCCAGCAGAAAGAAAAGCAACACAAGACTTATTACAGACATTGCTTGACATGGTTCTATCTTCTGACGCATTGTTCAGAATGACACGTTCTACTCTACAAAAAGAAGATGTAGAACTGAATGAACTTGTCTACAAAGGCAATATCGGCGTTATGGAAATGTTTGAGTTTTTTCAAAAAGCAACAGCAGCGCAAATTGCTGAAATGAAGAAACTCATCGCAGAAAAGAAAAATGCTGAAGCACTCAAGTTACTGACAAAAGTAACTGGTGCAAAATTAAAATTTGATGAAGGATTCATGACTGCAATTAGTCCTATCATTCATCATGGCTCATATAAACACGCAAGTAAAACTTTATCAGATGTAATGAAGCGCAAAGAAGGTTCTGGTAAAGATAAACTCTATTATGCATCACAAGTTGCTAAGAGTTACTCTGGTGTAGATGCTAAAAAACTTGCTTCAATGACTGAAGAAGAAGATTGGGAAGAACTTGATGGTCTTCAAATGGCGCAGATTGAAGTTGCTAATCTAGCGCAAGACGTTGATCAGTTAGCAGAAATTTTAGATTCTATGGATGAAGAGCCAGAAGCATGGGTTCTCTCTAAAATTACAAAAGCAGTTGATTACATTGAATCTGTAACAGACTATCTAGAATTCGAAGGCGATTTTGAAGATGGCATGGTTGACGATGAAGAGGAAGACGATGGAGAATACTCTGGCATGTCTGATGACGAATTCGAAATGGAAATGGAAGAAGCATACTTGTCAATGGACAAAGAAGAATTCGGTGATTTGTATGAAGAAGTAAGTCAAGTATTCGAAGAAGTCGAAGGACTGAAAAAGAAAGCAGAAAAGTCTGGCATTGCATACAGCATTCTAAAGAAAGTTTATGACAGAGGCATGGCAGCATGGCAAGGTGGTCATCGTCCAGGAACAACACCTCAGCAATGGGCATTTGCGCGAGTAAACTCATTCATCACAAAAGGCAAGGGTACTTGGGGTGGCGCAGACAGCGATCTTGCTGCTAAAGTAAAAAAGAACGAAGAATTTTCAAAGTTTGCTGAAGCACTCGAATGGGGTACAGATGAAATGCGTATTGCTTACGCCAGAACAACACCAGGTCAAAGCGATGAAATTATAAATGCAATGTATTCAGCAGACAAAGCACTGGAGGTTATGAATAATGCAAATCGCCAAAGATTGTTTAAATTGTATTCCGAAGACGAGAAAAAATCATGATACCATTTAAAAAATTTAACGCAATCAGCGAAGCACTTCAATGGCACTTAGACAATCAGTTGCCTCTAAGTGAGAACGTATTTCGCGTAGGTTCAAAAAGTTATTTTGATCTTTATCGTGAAGCAAGAAAACTTCACGAAGATGGCGCTATCGAATTTGATGGTTGGGATAAGTATCTTTTAGAAGAAACTGATATTGGTAAATTTGCATTCAACGAAGAAGGACAACCTGTACCTCTTGACTGTCCAATGTATGAAGAAGAAGAAAAAGACGTAGAAATTGGAAAGCCAAAGCGTGGTGGTCCTAAAAAGTTTTATGTGTATGTTCGTAAGCCAGATGGTGGTATCAAGAAAGTTACATGGGGTGATACAACTGGTTTATCCGTTAAGATGAATGATCCTGAAGCGAGAAAATCATTTGCTGCTAGACACCAATGCTCAATGCAAAAAGATAGAACTTCAGCGGCGTATTGGGCTTGCAACACTCCTCGATATGCAAAACAATTAGGACTTAGCGGTGGCGGAAACTTCTACTGGTAAACCATATAAAGATACTCCTCTAGACTATAATAGATTTGTTAGAAAATTTTATCATAGTGTAGAGTCTGATGAACTTATATGGCACAGAGATAAAAAGAATAGAACAGTTAAAGTTTTAGAAGGAAATGGTTGGTTTTTGCAATTTGAAGATAAACTTCCAGAAGAAATGAAAAAGAATGAAGTGTATCGAATCGAAGCAGAGACTTATCACAGAATTATTAAAGGTAAAGGCAACTTGATTTTAGAAATCAGAGAGGAATAAAAATGTCGCTTGCAGATAAATTTAATGTACCACAGACTCTTCATGATTACATTTTAAGTGTAATGAAAGAAGAAACCGAATATCAGGCTAAGGTCAAAGCACTTATGGCTAAGAAAGGCATTAAGTCTTTAGCCGATCTTTCGCCTGACGAAAAGAAAGCATTCTTTAGTCAATTAGATTCTATGCATAAGGCTAAGAATGAAGAGGTTGATGCTGAAGACGAAATGGATGATGAAGAAGACGATAAGAAGAAAAAAAAGAAAAAGTCTGAAGATGATGAAGAAGAAACAAACGATGTTGATGAAGCATCTTCTCCAGCACAACAAGCGGCTATTGCAATCGCTATGAAAAAAGATGGAAAGAAACCAAAGGATATGCAAGAAGCGCCTGTTGGTGGAGGAACTTCAATCAAAGGAAATGAAGCAGATCGTGCAAAGGCTACCGCAGAAAGAGCGAAACTGACAATGCAAGCGGCGCAGTTACGCATTAAGCAAGCAAAAGAACGTGAAGCACTCTCTAAGAAAAAGAAAGCAGTCAAAGAAGAAACTTCTATTGAAGAATCTTTCAGCGATGCACAAATTGCTAAACTGAAGGCTGAGTATTCTAAAATTAACACAATTGATCCATCTGGTGATGGCTATAAGAAATTAACTGCAATGCTAGATAAACTAGACAAGCCAACACTTGAAAAACTTGCTGGCGCAGGTATTAAGTTTGTATCTGGTCTTGCAAAGAATCGTGTTAATCGCATGAAGAATGAAGCGGTTGTTAAAGGCAAAGGCTATGACAATCCTGATAACGAAAGAAAAGGTCCTGAAGGTAAAGTGCCAATGACAAGTCTCATGCCTGGACATAGTGATAAAGCAGCACGATTTGCAGCAGTTCAAGCAAAAGGCAGACTAGTTAAAGGTAAAGCACAAAGCGCACCACAAAAAGAAGAAGTTGAACTTGATGAATCTGGTGACATGGGTCCATCAAACAAAGGCAAAGAAAAACCTGTAATGATGCGCCATAAGACTTCCGGTAGAGAAATTGTTGTTGTTCCATCTGGTGTCAAAGAAAAACAAAAACTTGGTTATGAAATTGTTAAAGAAGAATCGAAACTTGAAGAAGGTAAATCTAGCACAGGATACAATCTATATCACAAAGACTTTTCTTCAGCAATGGCACATGCATATGACTTTGCAAAAAACAAGTATGGTATCGAAGTTGATCCAGAAGAGATTGATCGCAAAGTTGCTATGGGTCCAAAGAAACCTTCTTCAGGAAAGACAAATTCATATCGTTTGATGGGTAAAGATGGCAAGAAAGCAATTCAGGTACAAGTTGCAAATCTTGATAATAAGCGTTATGAACTCAACATGTATAAAGAAGAAGTCGATTTAAATAAAGTATTTTTCGAAGCAATGAAGAAAGATAAAAAAGAGGCGACTGCTAAAGATAAGTCTAAAACAGTCAAGGCTGGAGATAAACTTTCAGGTAAGCAAGAGCCAGTTGAACTTGAACCGGAATTAAAAGAAGAAACAAAATGAACGAATTGCCGCAGATTTATTGCGACATGGATCAAGTCCTTGTAAACTTTATGGACGGTGCAAATAAAGCACTCGCAGCACAAGGACTTCAACCATTTCAACATACTGAAAAAGATGTGAAGTGGGAAGCACTACAGAAAGTGCCTAAGTTTTGGGCAAATCTTGATCCTATGCCCGATGCTATGACACTTTGGAGATATATTCGTCCTTATGGTCCATACATTCTTTCCACGCCCTCGAAGCGTATGGCTACATGCAAGCCTGAAAAGATTGAATGGGTTAGAAAACATCTAGGCAGGGTTGAAGAAATCAATCTTGTTCCTAGAGAGGATAAGCAAAAATTTGCAACTAGTGATGGTAAACCCAATTTACTCATTGATGACTATGAGAAAAACTGCAAAGAGTGGGAAGCAGCAGGTGGGATTGCCATCCGTCATATAAATAGTATGAACACCATTTCACAACTTAGAAAATTAGGATACTAATAAAGGAGAACTAACATGGCACTATGGGGAAGCAGAGATTCATTCTCATTAACAGGTACAGTAGCGTTTGTTAACGCATCGGCTACCGTTACAGGAACTTCAACCGCGTTCGATACAGAACTGGAAGTTGGTGATGTTATCATCACTTCAGGTGGAGATAAATTTAAAGTTACAGGCATTACAAGTAATACATCGATCACTATCGATCCTGCTTGGTCTACAGCAAATGCATCTAGCCAGACAATCACTGGTCAAGACGCACCTAAATTCCTAGCAGCATCAGGAGCAACAATTCAAGCAATCGACAAAGTTTATGGTGTTGATTCTACTGAAGCAGTTGCACAGACAGTTGATCCAGGTTGGGTTTATGTAAACACATACTCAGACATGCACGGTGTAACTCGCACCAAGCGTGAAGTATTGGTTGCATCTTCATCTTACACCGCTGACGCAGAAGATACTGTATATCCAGACACAGTTATTACTATCAATACAGAGCCTTCTAACTCTAGCGCAAATACTGGCGATGCAATTACATTCACAGTTGTAGCATCTACCCTACCAGTTGGCACAACAATCAACTATCGTTGGCAAGAGGCTGCTAATGCAAACGTAGCATTCAGCAATTTGACAGACACAGGTGTTTACTCTAATACCGGTACTGCAACACTTGAAATCAGCGATAACACAGGACTTGATGGTTACATCTATCGCGTTCAGTTGTCTGCTGCTGGCGTAACTGCAAACACAGTATCCGCTAACGCAACAATCACAGAAGTTTAATTATAGGGGGACCTTGAGTCCCCCATTTTGACCTGAGTCCCAGGAGTAGCATTCCCCTTCAATGGGGTTTATAAAATTAGGAGAAACAAATGGCAGATAAAAAAGTAACGCAGTTGACTGCACTAACTGCACCAGCAAATACAGACTTGTTATTGATTATTGATGACGCTACAGGATCGCCTGTAAGCAAAAAGATTGAACTAGAAGATTTATTCGGAGCAACTTCCGCAGTAACTCACACCACAATGAACTTTGGTTCAACTGGTGATGCTACAATTTTTGCAAACACCTTGACGTTAGATACTGCAACAGCAGGTGTAATTACTCGCGGTGTTACAATTAACGAAGATGGTGCTGACTCTGATACAAGAATTGAATCGGACAATCAAGCAAACATGTTCTTTGTAGATGCATCAGCAGACGCAATTGGTATCATGACAAATGCTCCAACCGAAGCACTTGATATCAATTCTGACGCAATTCGTGTTCGTACCGCACAAACACCAGCATCATCAAACAATATCGCAGTTGGTTGGGGTGTAGGAACTATTACATGGGATACAAGTTATATTTACGTTGCAGTTAATGCGTCAACAATTATGAGGGCATCTTTGAGCACCTTCTAAAATGATTGAATTGAATAATGATAATTTTGACGAGTATGCAATCAGCAACTACAAAAATCCAAATTGCACCTCTGTTTTAGAATTTCTTGATGATTTAAAGATTATAAAGTATATCAAGAGACTTGTCAACAAATATGTTGAAAAGAATGAGTTGAAAGAGAGATTGTTGTTAAATCATATAATCTCTCTTTCAAATGTGTTTGGAGTAGAAGCAACTGTCAATATGTTATGGTTTAAAATTGAAAAAGAAAACCATGATGTGTTGAATGCATTTTTCGTTTATTTAAAATATGTCGATCTGAAAGAGGTAGACGTATTAGATTTAAATTTGTATAATAAATTGGAAAAAAGTATAAATGGCTAATCTGATTAATCTTTACTTAGTGTATCGTATACTAAGACTTTTCACCACACCGTTTAATGAATGGGAAGCATTCAAAACTGGTGTGATTGATGCTGAAGGAAACATTATTCTTCCTCCAGAGAAAAGAAGCACCGTTCAAGATGAGTCATTTACAAAATTCGATTTATTAATTCTAAAACTCAAACGAGTTTTAGAAAAACTTCCTTTTGGTAAAACTCGACTTGCATCATATGCAGCAGCGTTATATCTTTTGAAAGAAGAAAAGAACATTAACGTAGAAACTTTAGAGGAAGATTTTCTAAAACATTTCAATGGTAATGAAGAATATCTGAAAGAAGAAATTGCAAATGTAGTTGGATCGGGCGCAATCGCAGGTACCGATCAAAATCCTCCTATGGGCAAAAAAGCACAGGCTGCATTTATTCGTAGGTTTGCAAACAATGATGTATTCGTTGTTGATACTCAGAGATTTAATCAAGCAAGATTAGGCAAAAGAAAATATCTCAAATACGAAAAGTATGTAGGCAACGATGAAGTTGGTAATGCAATTCGTGAATATGGTCGCAAATATCCAAAGCGCCCTATTATCATACAAGACAGTCAAACAAATGCAATGACTTTCTTGCGTTATGGTCGTAGTGGTATGTTTACTGAATCATTTGCACCAGAAGAAATTAACGAAGAAGTCACTCAATCAGACTTAAAAAAGATTGAACAATACGCAGACAAACTATTCAAAGCAGTTGGTATTGATGTTGCATTTACACGCCACTTTTTAGATAGAGTAAATGACGAAAGAAATAGAAAAGAAATTACACCTGATGAATTGACTAATCTATTTAAAAAGACATATGAAAAGCACGGAAGAAAAATTCCTAAATTAGGACCCGATGCTGAAGCAGTAATTAATGATATGCAATCAGATATTAATATGCCATTTGTTTTGAAATGGGATAGAGATGCAGAGCAATTAGATTTGGTTGCAAAAACTGTAATGAGAAAGAAAAATTTCATGACAAGCAATCAGAAATTGACTGTATAAGGAGATTATATGTTAGACATTTTATTTTGGGTAGCAATAGGCGCATTTGTTGGTTGGAATTTTCCGCAGCCATTTTGGGCTAAGATCATTCAAGAAAAAATTCAATCAGCATTGTCGAAGAAAGAATAACGGAGTAAACTGAAATGTGGATACTTAGTTGGCTTCCGTATTGGATTTTTTATGCGGTAGCACTAATAGGTGTTGTCGGATACTTTCTTACATATCTTTTAAGATTTGTTCCAATTCCTGCACTTTACATATATAAAACTCCAATTCAAATTGTATCAATTGCATTAATTGCGATTGGTGTTTATATGTCTGGTGCAATAGCAAATGAGGAAGCATGGCAAGCAAAAGTAAAAGAATTAGAAGTTAAAGTTGCACAAGCAGAAGCAAAAGCAGCAGAAGAAAATATTAAAATTGTAGAAAAGGTTGTTTTCAGAGATAGAGTCATCAAAGAAAAGGGTGATGATATCATCAGATATATTGACAGAGAAGTTGTCAAAAAAGAAGAAGTGATTAAGTTTATTGAAAATTGTCCTATACCTGCTGAGATAGTTAATACACATAATGAGGCTATCAAACAGTTGAAGGGCAATAAGAAATGAAAAAATTAATCTTGGCAATTTCACTAATGTTTATCGCCGGATGTGCAACAACAGTACCAGTAGCAAGAAAATTTCCTGAAGCACCTGAAGCATTAAAAAAACCATGTGAAGACCTTAAATTGCTGAATGGAGATAAAGTTTCTATTACAGACATGCTTAAAGTCGTGG